TTCTTATCCTTTCTTCACATAAGTAAGTGATACCCAACCATCTACGCCGGAGAGCTTCGCCCATCCGTTTAACTCTGCTTCGAACGCAACGCAGATACCTTTCGGTAACAGGAAGTTGTGACCGCCGACCTGGACTATATCCCCTCCGGGATAGGTCCTTACGTTGAGTGCTGAAGCTGTAACCACGCCGCCATAACTAACGGCTTTAGGTTCTCCCATGCCGTATTTCGTCAGATCGTAATTCTTTACGGCACGCACGATGCTGTTCACATACGAAGATGATGTTGCCCATCCCCCGGCTTTTAGTGCTTTCGCAAATTCCTCTGGATTCCTCGCAGCTTTGCAGGCACGATAGTTTGAGTAGTTCAAAAACTTGAAATACCCTATAACACCTTCCACCATGTTTGCATATGTGCGGAAGTTGTCGCGTATTTGCGTGATTGTGCCTTTTGTGTACTCCTCTCCTGTGGCCATATTCACTGTGGATCCAGTGAAGCCGGTTCCGGCTTTCATGCCCCAGTAGTTGTGATAGCGTGAAGCCAGTGTAGAGAGTCCTCCGCGATAGAAGGACTCCACACAAGCCTGCGCTATCATCGCCGGTACTACTGCAATGGAATAACCATTAGCCAGAGCGTATTTCTGGAGAAGAGGACCTATCTCTCTGATAAAATCGCTCTGTGTCATCCCACACCTTCATTCTCTTTGTAGTACTGGTTTGAAGAGATACCTAAAAGCGCACCGAGGAAAGCATCGACCGCAGTTATGGTTCCGACTATCTGCTCACCATACGGAAGTCCCCAGATAGACGAAAGCGCAAAGTACAGTGTGCCGAACGCCGGAAGCACGATCTGCGCAATAAACTTCAACACATCATAGACTTTGTTTGTCATGCTCCTCTTCCTCCATTCTCAGTAGTTTTTGATACAATTCAGTAGCTACATCATTGCCGCCCAGATTGTGATAAGCCTTGTAGACCTTCTTCACTGATTCCTTCGCATATATCGGACAGAAGCCTTTATCTGTATAGCGGTTGTAGTTCTCTACAATAGATTCGCGGAGAAGTGCCTGTACACCCTCCGCGATTGCTTCATTCTTTAGTTGCTCTTTCTTCAGCCGCGCTGACACATTTTTATATCCCCATCCAAGGACAGCCATAAGAGCAGCAAATATCCACTCAATCCAGTGAGTGGTGATATATGCTATCATTTACTCCTCCACTTCTGCCCAAAGTGACTCACTTCCTGTCGCGCCAGGCTCCCACACGTTATTGTCAATCAGTGATACCCATATTTTTTCGTTATGCCGTACCTTGTCTCCCTTCATATAGGGATTTGTGCTTCCCGGCTGTTCCCAGTCAGGAATAACTCCCGGATCTGGAATAAGGACCTTCGCCCACAGCGATACCGCAACATCTGGAGTCCAGTCATCCTGTGCCATATGAGCTTGTATGCAGCTATACAGAATGCCGTCATAAGTCCTTCTGTCTCCCACTTCATACTCTGTGTCAGTCTCCCATCGCGCGAACAGTTCGGGGGACTTTGCAGCCTCTTCATCCGGCAGCGACTGTGCCGCCATAACTACATTAGGGCGTAACTCTCTTGCTCTGTCTGCGTAAATACCCATTATTCCACCTCCCCGGTCAGAATATCGTATCCTTCTGCTTTGTCAGCATCGACAGGATCCTTAACCACAGTTTCAATTATCGTGGGGTCAGTCTTCGTCCCGACCGCCTCCAGGATATACTCAGCAACATACGCTGTGCCTTCAGCTCTCACATTCATTTCTGACAGCTTGAAGTTCGTATAATGCCCAACATCGTGTCCTTCGTCATCACGGATAGTCAGTCTGGACAGATTCGTCAGGTGCATCGTTTCATAAATCTGTCCGGCTTCTGTGATAGATGTGACCGGCATGATAATGTGAAAGATGTTTGACTGGTTGTCGATAGTGTAGGTACTCCCATCATTGAGTATCAGCTTCATTGCGGCTCCTTTCCTTCGGTTGATAACCATAAAAAAACGCACCTGTTTAAGGTGCGCTTTTGCATGAATATCAACGTGAGTGTTTATGCTATCAACTTAGGCGTTGATACGATGAACGGACAGTGCGGCTGTCCATGTCTATATAGATTTGTGTAGTTTGCGGATTCGCGTGACCGGCAAGTCTTTGGATCTCGCCCATTGGCATTCCTCGCCGGTTGCATCTGGTTATCATAGTTCTTCTGAAGCGATGCGCATTAGCCTTCACACCAACACGCTTTCCTATCTCTTTTAAAGCCTTTTGTGCGCCTGCTGCCGCCAGTCTCCTATGTGGTGATAGCCTTGTAACAAATAACGCCTCACAATCGTCTGTACGGCTTTGTAGGTACATCCTTAAGTGATATGCGCACTCTTCCGTGAACAGGACTTCGCGTTCGGCTTTTCCTTTGCTTCCGTAGATAATCAGTGACCTTGTATCAAAGTCTATGTCATCACGGTTAACAGATACCGCCTCGCTGATTCGGCAGCCAGTGGAATCTAAGAAATACTGTAAAGCATTATCGCGGAGATTGTCCGCGCCTTCTCTCAGCTTCTCCAGGTCTTCGCCTGTGAAGGCCTTTTTCACTTTCCTTGTTACCCTTATTGCCGGTATTCCCTTGCATGGATTTCTGAAGATTAACTCTTCATCACACATCCATTCGAAGAAGGAAGACAGGTTCCGTAGTTTGTTGTTAAGTGTAACTTTGGAAACGTGCGGCTCAACTTGCAGAAGGAATGCTCTTACATCACCGGAAGTAATCTGCTCCGGTGTTTTCTTGATTATTCGCCTTAGTTCGTTCAGCGTTAACAGATACTGTTTCAGACTGGACTCAGCACAGCCTATCATGCGTTTCTGCTGACAGTAGCGTTCTATGTACCACTCCCAGTCTGCGTGTTTGCGGTTGTTGGACACAATCACTGTATCCTTCAGCGCGACTATTAAAGAAGCCTCAAGTAATGTCTTCTGCTCCTTTGTGAGTGTTCCGTCCATCCGCTCCAGTACGTTGTTAATGATAGTTTCGTGCATAGAAAAAGACCCTCCCCTCGTGTACGCAAAGGTTAGGGTCATGGTATAATAACCTTAACCTTCACAGGTTTGGGTAGGAATTTCTGATTGGTAGTCGGGTTCCTACCCTTCTTTTTTAGTTTCTTCCTATATTATACACTATCGTCCGCTTTTGCGAACACAAGTTCATAGGCTAACATACAAGTGCCGCCTATTCTGAAGCCGGGCGGCGCGGCGTGGGTCTTTTGTTCTGCCGGTCAACGGCTCAGTTAAGAAAATGACAGTTTAGCGAACATTTACAATTATGTAACAGTCCTTCCGCTTGGCAATTACTCGCAAGTAGGGCAGACCGCAACGTTTAGCTTAGATGTTACAAAGGCGAAAATGGTTAGAGTTCAATGCGGTTGGAATAGCGAAGCAAATAATTCGGGGACTCATTATGATTACTACCCCGCTATCGATACCGCCGCTGTTTATTGCACTACTTATATAGTTCGCGCCCAATTGCAGTACGTGGTATTTAGCTTTCCGACAAAAAATTCAATTAAAATTATCGCATCGTCGAATACCGACATAGGTATTAGAAGAGTTGACGCAGTGTTTTAACCGATTTTTCACTAATTCCGTCTTTGGCGAAATATTGTTACTTTATTCCGTAAGTGAACCATGTTGTGAAGGTAGTGTCTGAATCGGAAGATGTCAGAAACATTCCGAACTTGCCGCCAGTTAGCAGACGGCAATCATGTGTTTTTGTAATTGCTGTTCCGCTATAGAAAAACGCAGTCCAATACCAGTTATCATCGGGCAATGCTTCGTTTGCGACTTGAAATACGTCATACCATTTTGAAGTTGTAATAGTTCCAACTGCTACATTCACCTTAAATATAGCCAGTTTTTTGCCCGGATAAATGCGCAGTTTATTTGTTGACCCTTGCCAAGTAAATACACTATCCAACAGCGTCATAGTACTGGTTTTAGTATCCTCTAAACTATCGGAGAGGTTCGCTAAACTGTCATTTAATGCCTTGCCCTGTCTTGCATCCAGTGCGAAGCCTGCCGCAGTCTTATCCAGTCCGTTGTAGATATCGCCGGAAGTTAAGTAGTCATCCGTGATAGCTTTAATCTGTTCCGCAAGAGATCCAGATACAGAAGGATTCTTCTCTGTACCATCCAGGACCTTAGTGCCTGTATTAGTGATGGTAGCCAGAGTAGTTATCATGCTCTTAGTAACGTAACTCTGAAGTGCAGTAGCAAGATCAGAGTCAGTTACCAGACTGTTCAGTATGCGGTTCGTGATTTCATCAATCAGTGCCTGGATAGTATATACTCTGCCGCTTACGCCCAGAACACCGTTTGTGTCAGTGCCGTTGATAATAGCAGCGGTATAGTCGCTTCCAGAAGGAGTAACCGCACCTGTCCTGTTATTGAACGAAGTGACACCGGCACCTGCCGCATCCGCTACCATCGTATCAATAGTAGTTCTGGGATAAGTCTGGGAAGTGTTATAGACTTCGTTCTTCGCGTAAGTCTCAGACTTCGTGTAGACATCGTTCGCATCAGCCGCACCGACCATAGCAGCTGTGTAATCACCGGCTTGCGGAGTAACTGCACCACCACGGCCATTAAAGGAAGTAACACCACCGCCTGCTGCCGCAGCCGCAACATCAGACCAGTAACGTGCGTTGTTCGTGTCCTCTCCTGTCCTTGTGCCGGTACCACCGACCGCCCAGGATCTGGACAGCACAGAAGATTCCGCAGCCGCCGCAGCGGAAGCCGCAGAAGCATCTGCATCCGCATCAGCAAGGTTAGCAGAAGCCGCAGCCGCATTCGCATACTCCTGTGAAGAGTTTGCATACGTTCTGCTGTTTGTCGCGCTGTTCGCCGCAGATGTCGCATATCCCTGTGCATCCGTAACCTTGAGGTCAACTTCCGCAGATGTAGCAGAAGCCGCAGTAGCACTCCCTGCCGCCGCAGTAGCAGAAGCCGCAGCTTGTTCCGCATATCTCTTCGCAGTAGCATTTGCGTTAGCGTTGAAGTTCTCTACAGACACCTTATGAGTTTCATTCTCATAGTCCACTGCGAGAAATGCCGCATCATCAATGACGGTTGTTTCTGTAAGTTCTCTTATACGAATCTGATCTGCCATTATTATGCATCCCTTCTCCAAGTGAAAATATTGTCCGCATATCCAATCTGCGTCCATGTACCGCCGAACACGCTTCCGGGATTAGCTGTAGAAACACAGTAGTAAACCGTGCCTATCGGATAGACCGCATTCACGGCTTTAGCCTTAATGTCTGCGTCATCCACATACGCCTTGACCGCATGGGAAGTGGGAAGCGCAGAAGAATTATCAGTCAGCGTTGCCTGTATCGTAGTGATGGAAGAAAGCAGATTGACCACCGAGTTCCATGCAGTCCTGTTATCGTCTGTTATGGTATCCAGAACCGCCTTATTGGTGTGATAGTGTGATTCTTCACTGAGGCTGTTTAAAGCCTGTGCTACAGCGTTTATAACACTCTGAGCATTAGGGTTTGCAGTCAGTGTGGACGGAACAGTCATGCCCACATTATTACCGGCACTCGCCGCCGCCAGTTCATCAATAAGTCTGTTTAAGCCATCAATGCCCAGATTCCCCAGGGAGTCGAAGCGGTCCTGCAATGCCGAAGTGGTCATATTCGGACTATCTGGCAGACCGGTTACACCTTTGTCTGCTCTATCTTCCGCAGTTATCTTTGTGAAAGCCATTATTTATCCTTTCTTGTTGCCGTTCTGCCTGTATTCAACCGCAAAGTCATTTAAGGCAAAAGGCTCATTCAGATTTTCATTGATAAACTTGAACCGGGCATGAGTGATCTTTTTCAGTCTCACTTTCTGCGCGGATACTTTAGCGGTTGTGTCTGTAGAGAAAGACATCTTGCTGAAAACGATATTACTGAATGAGAAGTACTTCAGATTCGTCTCATCCTGTCTGAGCATCTCCCAGATGCCGTTTCTCATTCCCCATATCTGGACGGAAGAAACAAGCTCCGGCATACACCGGATGGCTAAATATCTGTAAGTCTTGTTTTTGTAGAACAGCTGCTCAGAAATATCTGCTGTCTCCCAGATACACGAAATAGCCTCGCCATTATCGTTGTAGGAATCCAGTGCTTTTTCATCCGTGAAGAACCGATAGACCTTGCCATCCGTTGCTCCAAAGTACAGTTCGTCATTTATCTCGAACATACAGGAAGCCGGTACATTCTCCCAGTAAAATCCTACATACTGTCTGGTGGCGTATGGTTTGGATTTATCGGTCCTTATCGGCTGCAAGCCGTCCAGAACGTATACATGGTCATTGATGCACAGAAGGTAATAGTCCTTGAAGGAATACGCGAAAGCATTTTCCAGATTAGGCTCTTTCAAAAGTTTGCCGTCCAGATAGTAGCTTCTGTTCTGTGCGTATTTCTCGCCGGTGATATCCTGTGCAGTAACGGCATATATTCCCAGTTTCGTCAGGAACAGCGGTTCAGTCTCCAGATAAGTAAAACAATAACTGGATACCGCACCTGTGCCTTGCAGCGTATTTATCAGCTTGAATGTAGGTTCATCGTCTACCATATCGCCTTCACGAAGAAGGATAGACTGTGCCTGCTCATTACCGCCTTTATGCGCAGCAAGATAGTTATTGATGATGGAATATCCCATAATGGGAGTAGCATCAGATCCTAATTTATTCCATCCTGTATCCGGGAAGTATGTGGGGTCATATTGCTGAGAGAACCAGTCCCAGTTGATGTATGAGTAAACGCCGTCTGCATTGGTTCCTTTATCAGGATTGCCGGACACGAATAATCTATCGTTAGCACCGCCGATGCCGAACAGCGCACAGATGGTGCAGTGATTGATTCTGTCAGCATAGCCGGAGACTGTTCTGTAAGCCTTTATCCTTACGTTGTCTACGCCGGAAGAAGGCCATTCGCCCGGTGCGGTCACAAACGTGACAACGCCGGTTGTGCGGTTGACAGTGAAGTCTGTTCCCTCGACCTTCTCTATCCAATCGCCCTGGCTATTCATTACCCATGCTTCGACAGGAGTTGCGTCCAGATCACCGAAGGATAAGTTAAACTGCACCGTGTCTGCGTGTTCGTGGTTTACGCCGTACTCTTCGTACCATGCCGGTGATAAGAGATTAAGTGACTCATACGGAGTGCCGCCGCCTTCCGGTGATTCGCCAATCATCAGTGTGGGAACATAGGCAATATCCTGTAACGGCTGCACCGTGGAGCCATCATAGACAAGTGCTTTCTTGCCATCCAGAATGATAAGTTTCTGGGACAGTTCTACAGACACGCTCCTGTGTTCTGCCATCCCATCATAGAGAACGGCATAGTCCGCAGTCTCAGACCAGAAAACGATGTTATCCGCATCCTGGTTGACGATCTCGTTGTAATCGTCATCTACCCATATCTTTGCTTTACTGGAGTTAAGGACATAAAGCCTCGTCCCTGCGTGTACAAGCCAGATATCAGTAGCGGACATATGGTGTACGCCGTACACACAAGCACCGTAGTCTCTGATAACGGAATATCCCATCCGCTTGCGGACCTTGCCTGGAACCGAACGGATCATATTTATGCAGTTAGGACTTTTGGTATCATCGACCGTACTTGCGTCATCAGTGAAGTCAGCACCTAAGAAGGACTGATTCTGATAAACGTGTATTGACGGTGATGCCGGTACTCGAAAAGAAACAGCCATATATTACCATCCTGACACTGAAGTAAATTCTCTCATTGCGGAGATCTCTGCCTGCTGTGACAGCGCATCTCTGCCTACTTCAAACTCGTTTCTGTACACTGTGGCAATACTGTTGTCATCGTCCTTATACAGCTGTGAAGCCATGTATAAAGGAATCAGCGTTGCCACTTCCGGGTGAACAGGCATCTCATAATCATCCTCAGTATTAAAATCAATCTTCTTCGGATATTTCCGATAGTAGACTGTGTACTTGCCTTCCATGTTTCGCGGAATGACAAGGATCTTCCCTGCCTCCTGGTAATACTGGTCAGCTGCTAAATACTGCGGATGGTCATCCTGTTCGTAGTAGATTTCATTCGGCCATAACTGATAGAAGTCTTCAGCAATATCAGTCATGCAGAAGCGAAGATATTCTTCGTAATCTGGAACATCTTCTTCGTTTTCGAAAGGTACATCATAGAACGCGATATTACGAATGTTCGCCGGATATGTTGAAGTGACCGTGACTGTGACATCCTTATTGTCTTCGTTCGCGATCAGTCCTTTGTATTTCGTATAAGCACCGGGTGAGTCTACTTCAATGACAAGGTCTTCCACACCTTCCATGCGCATGGTCACAGTGAGTTTATCGGAAGCTGTGAAGTAGTAGCTCTTTGCACCGGAAACAACAAAGCTAAACGGTTCTCCGATGATCCTGACATTCTTCATGAGTCCAAATGCCGGTTTAATGTTCCAGTTGATTATCTGGATCTCTCCAGTTAAAAACTTGCCTGCCGTGGAAAGAAGCTCCAGTGCCTCATTGCAGGCCTGCGGCATTCCGTTCAAATATTCACTTATTGAACTATCGTTCTGAATCGTTGTGCCATTCGCAGAAAACATCTTCTGCAATGTGGCTAACTTGATATCTTTCCAGGTGGTGGACATTTTATTTCTTTACCCTTCTTGTGGTCTTCTTGACTACTTCTTCTACAGCCTTCTTAGGTTCTTCCACATACGGTGCATAGGAATAGTTCTTTCCATCAACGTATGTGACAATGACCTTCTCGCCATCAATCGTCAGGATATCTCCTACTTTCATGTTGCCTCCTTAAAAAAGAAAGAGGGGAGATTTCTCTCCCCTCCTTCGTTCAGACTCAGATGGTCAGCGTCTGAGCAGCCGCATTGGACGAACCGCCCATGATAACGTGTCTCCAGTTCGTGAAGCCGCAGCTCCAACGTGCGAAGCCGTTGTAGACAAGGTTTCTGGACTCAACCTTCTCGTCATTCTCGATGTCGAGGACGGTACGGTTGAAGAACCGAGTGCCGAGCAGAGCCTTCAGAGCCTTCGAAGACTGAAGGATGAACGGATTGCCGGTAGCCGGAGTCCACAGATAGTCAACGATCAGCTTCCACTGGCCGCGCTCCGTGTTGATATCGTTCTTGTTGGAACCGATCTCGCCATCGGAACCGATGATAGCCTTCGCGAATCTCTCAAGTGCCGGACGGTTGCCGGGAACGATGATGGTATCCGCATCAAAGCCCATGACCTCACCACGGTCATCCTTGAAGTTTCTCATCTGGTTGGACAGAGCGTTCAGAACGGAAGGATCCGTGCCGAGTTCGTTCGTGAACAGGTTGCACTGCGTAGTGCCGTTAACGGACTTCAGCGGATGCGCAGCCGAGAACAGCGCAAGGTTATCAGCACCGGAAATGTCAATGCCGGTCTTGCCGCCGAAGCTCATAGTGGTGGTAGTGCCAACGGAAGAAACAAGTGCCTGGGAAAGGTACTTCGCACGGCTTCTCTTATACGCCTGGACCATGTTGATAACCTTCTGCTTCGCGTCCGCGATCTGGTTATCATCACGCAGCTCCTTAGAGATAATCGCCTGCTTCGTGAAGGTGATATGCTCCATGAGCTTGCTGTAGCCTTCAACGGCCTCATCATCGACCGCATCCGCGCCTTCAGCTTTGTACTCGAAGTCACCAAGGCCGCCGAACGTAGCCTGTTTCTCTGCCCATCTGTCGGAAGAATCGACAACCGCCAGACCGTTCAGAAGGTCATCATAGGAATTCTGCTGAGCATCAGCATCGAAAATTGCCGCATTGAGGAGTGTAGCCCACTCGTTCCATGCATCGCCGTTTTTGGTATTGTCTCTGATAGTAACAGCCATTATTTTGTCTCCTTAAGTTGTTTGTTGTAGAGCGCCCTAAGTTCCTTGTTGGATTTGTCCGGGAACCATTTGCGGTACTGCGGCATCAGATGCTCCGGGATATCCTCGCCATCACTCTTGCCGGATACTCCCTGCGCAGCTGCAAGGTGTGCTTTGCCCTTGCTCTGGTTGATAGCCGCCTGTTCCGCTTTCTCTGCCTGGACCTTTGAGAGACGCTCAAAGTTAACAAGTTTGTAAGCATCCACAAGATGAAGACCGGAACTCCTGACAGTGTCTATGACTCTCTGGAAGTTCTCCGTTTTGAAGACATCCTGCACACTCCCAAGCGAAGGATCTAAGTCCACAATCGCCTGCAAGTCTGCCTGCATCATTCTGTTTGCTTCAGCCTGTGTCTGCTGTTGGATTATCTGCTGTGCCTGTTGGACGGTCGGATTCATCGCAACCGCACGGTCAATCAGATTCGGATCTAAACCGGCTTTCTGTAATTGCTGTGCGTTCTGCTGACTCATCTGTGCCTGCATGGCTGACAGATATTCCTGTGCCGAACGAATCGGCTGCCCGGTCATCGGGTTTTTGTACTGACCGAACATCGCAGCAAACTGGTTATCAAGTTGTTCCCTTGCCTGCCTTTCGGCTCTCGTCTGCTGCTCTGCGGCTCTTCTCGCAGCCGCATACTTCGAATCTTCTTCCGTTGTCTGCCGGGGAGCGGCTTCGGCTTCTACGCTCTGTTCTCCTTGAGAATCTTCAACAACTTCAGCAGATTCAGTTGCTTCCCCTGCGGTCGGTTCAGCGGCTTCCGACATTTCTACGCTTGTGACTTCTTCGGGCATTAATAACCTCCTGGGATTTCTTCGCTATTCCCTTGCGCATAAAAAATGGAGAGCTATTCGCTCTCCGTTTGTGTGTCCTCTGCCTTGTAGCAGATTGTATGTACTGACTTGCCGTAGTTGGAACATTGCCGACTCCGGCAAGTTAATACCATCTTTATCTGTCCATCCTCTTTTTTTCTCTCGCGGATAGACATCTCCGTTTTACATCGGGGGCATTTCACCGCCGCCTCCCATCTGCTGCATCGCAGCCTGCTGCATCATCATCTGTTCCTGTTCCTGTTGTTTAGACAGCCTCTCTTCGATGATGTTAAGTGCCATACCTGCGTTCGGATAACCCATCGCCTTCATGAAGGTCCAGTAAGTTCTTAGAGTCTCCATATCGCCAAGCGGACCGAACGCCTGACTCTGAAGCTTCATATCCGTCTGGTTCCACATCGCTTCCCTGTTCGCCATCAGTGTGGAAGTCGGGTCCGTCTCGAAGATGAATTCATCGTCCCAGTAGAATTCACCGGCTTTATCCAGTCTTAAGAAGTCATGCCGGTTCATCTGTTCAAACGATGTTTTGCCTTCTGCGTCCGTGGTGGATATCTCTGCGGTCTGGTCGGAATATGCAAGCCAGTACTTGAACATGATCTCGTAGAGCTTTGCATACGCCTCATTCTTCATGACACGCTTAGACTCTAATCGACCGGCAGCCTGATTGATAGCGTACTGTCTCGCAGAACCTGAGACTTCAGAAGCACTAAATCTGCCCTGGTATGCATCAGTGACACCGAGCATATTCTTCGCCCACTGATAATTGACTTCCTGATAGTTGAGGTCATTCTGTACGTTCGGCTGCACGTTGATAACATCAATAGCAGCTTTCTCAGCCGGGTTGTCAATCTCAATGATCTTCAGCTCTTCGTCAGTGGTCTTGACCTTCTTTCCCTTCGGGAGAGTGACATAAGAGCCGCCCTTTAAGAGCTTCTCGTTTATCTTCGTGCCGAGTTTCTTTATCGTGTCCTGTTGGTCGATAATAGGAGCGACATCGGAACCGCCCAAAAACCTGTCATTTTCCGTGATGTTCTTACGAAGAACGATGGGATACACATTAGGCTTGTAGTACGGAACCTTCTTCTTCGTCTTCTTGATCTGCATCTCCTGTCCGTTCATGATGGGCATACCGTTTTCATCAAGCATCGGAACAGGGACTCCGTTTTCATCAAGAACCGGCTCTTCCGGTGGAGGAAGCATACCGCCAAAATCACTCTTTATCTCGATAGCGTCTATCAGTTCTTCGTATTCTTCCGGTAATTTCTTCGATTTCTTAGAGCCGCACTCAGGACAGACACCGTTTTTCATGACTGTGCCGCATTTTGCGCATCTATCAAGATATCTGGACTGATAATCTTCCATATCCAGTAGCTCAATGCGATCACACCAGATATAAACGCCTATACCGCCCTTATCATTGTGGTAATAAGCGGTATTTACGGTCACAAGGTCCGTATTTGTGGTGCCGGAAGTGTACTCTGTCTCGTCATTTTCCGCATCAGAGACATCTTCGCCGTACACTCTCTTCACCATTTTCTTCGTCATCAGCTCCTGGATGAAGAAATAGTCCATATTATCCAGTTCTGTGACTCCCGGCTGCGGTATTAACTTCTTCGGATGCACCTCAGTGATCCTTAAATCACCGATTTCAGAGTGCAATCCACGGTTTACATCCCACTGAACATGGAAAAAATCACCGCCAAAGATGGTGGTATTCCTCTCCATGACATCATTTGTGGTAATAAGGTTGCACTGGCGTATCTTATTCTCCAGATAATGCTCGATTTTATGCGCCAGTTCCTCATCATCAGCGTGTAATGGACGCACTTTCGGCATAGGAATGGAAGAATCCACTTCCGTCTCTAAAAGTTCGTACACAATGTTCCTGACATTGGTCGCAACCTTAGAAGGAGCTTTGGAGATATTCGGATTCGGCTGCATTGTCCGTGTTCCGGCATAGTATTCAGCGTATAATTTCATCTTTTTACGCTGTGAGCCGTACTGGTCCTTTGCATCCTCCAGTTTCTTTTTCCATTCCTTCAGCTTTGCAGGCTCTTCAATCATTTTTTTCATCTTTGAAAACCATTTCATGCAGGCTCGCCCCACTTCTTTATGAGCAGCAACTTGTCGCTTTCGGAAGCGTTATCGTAGTCTTCCCACTGGTCCGCTCTCCACTTCACTTTCTTACTGTTTAAGAGCGTGTCAGCGTTCTGTAACCAGTAAATACAGTAATATCTCAGCGCATCAGGACTATGCGTTAAATCATGCGGCTTGTTCGCGTATATATTCGGCCTGTTCTCGTCCCTCTGGATCTTCTTAAGGCACTTTAACAATATAGGTGCGCAGTTATTCCAGATACTTAACTGTCCCTTCGCAAGCATCGTTTTAATTGCCGCACAACCGGCAGCAATGTCATTGTTGACCTTCGTTAACTGGAGTCCTTCTTCACCGAATATCAATGCTCTGGATTTACCTGTCTCCTGTCCTCTATTCCACAAGTCAGGAGGAGCAAGGTATAACACAGGCTTTTTCCAGTCATCTTCAAATAATCTATTCGTGATGCTGATTATCTTCTCAGCTGCGACCGGAATACTTAGGTTCGGTTCACAGTGTTCATAAATGATTTGACTGTTTCCGAATGCGTCTCTCTGGATCCAGTAGGCGGCCAACATATCCAGTCCATAGTCCATGACAAAGTAGTTGACCGTGTTCCCGGAAAGTCTCTCATTCTTTATTAAGGCATCCGTGACCTCTGGGAAGAATGCGCCTCCGGGAATCGTTAAGGCTTCTTCCACTGTAGCCGGATACTCAGCTGTCATTAAGACAGGATCGCTTAAGTTTGCTTTCGTGTCTTCATACCACTTATCATCCCTCGAAGGGTCCGCATACCATGGAATGAAGACTTTCGTGTAACTATTGGACTCGGAAGTGAACAGCTCCTCAAAGAGTGAACCTCGCTTAATCGAACTAATACCGATTATCTGTCCAGAAGTGGCTCTATTTATAGTTGCGTAAGCAGAGCCGTAGATCTCCCTGTCGAATTGCTGAAATGCCCATTCATCAAATAACAGTACATCCGCTGTGAAAGAACGCCCGGCATTCGGACTCGAAGGGAAACATTCAAACTTACTGTCAGGTCCGTCTGGATGGTGAATAGTACAACTTAAGGCGTTCGACTCAAACCACAGTCCCTTCCATCCGTATGTTCCCTTTGGTGCGATCAGTTCCGGCATATATGCGAATATCACATATGCGATCCTTCTTATCAGTTCTTTCGCCTTATCCTCATTCTCAGAAATACCAATCGCTGTCCTTCCGGGATTTAACATTACCCATGCGATATAATGCAGAGCCAACCATGTGAACCCTAACTGTCTTGCCTTAAGAACGATAACTCTCCTGTCTGTCTCGAATGTTTTAAGAGTCTTTCGCTGCGCATCCCACATCGTGAATGGAATAATGACTTCGGCACTTTCCTTGTTTTCAATATGCCCATAGTTCAGCACAAAGTATTCAAGGTGGTCCCTACAGTATTCAAGTTCTTTCTTCCGCAGCTCCTCTACCATATCTGCTCCGTTATCATGTTTAAGGTCTTCTGAGGGTCTTTATGGCTCCTCTTACAGGCGGCTATGAAGTCCTTTACATCAAGTTCACAGGTTCCCACCAGTCTTCCATCGTAAGTGAGTGAACCGTCCTCTAAGCCTTCGCTTAAGGCTTCTACAAGCTCCCTGGCTCTTCCGTATTCTTCTAATGTCTCTCGTACTCCGAACGGTACGCGAATTGTTAGGACTTCGGTCATAGTGTATACACTTGTTTTTGAGAAAAAAATTTCGGGGCGGGTATATTATGCGTGGGGAGCAACGGCTCTCATGCATGGGGGGTACCTGGGGGTGGGGGTAGGGGGTATGGGGGTATCTGAAATCTGAATCTCAGCAGCTGATCTATGGAAAACCGGCGAGGAAATAGCACCGCCGGAGAATATAGCGAAAATTTTTACCCCCTCTATATACACAATAGCCGTATACACCGCATGGCTGACAGCTTCTTAAGGAATACAATCAGCCATTTGGCAGCAGGTGTATACAGGTTTAAGAGGGAAAAAGAGAGGAACTATTCGCTAAATACGGCTTTCGCGAACCGCTTTAGGCAAGTACAATACGGGGTGTATACACGCATAAACACTGGGTTTTCTGCAAATACAATCGTAATTTTTAAGTAGGTGTATACACCCTCTGCCTGCTGCCGGTTCACTCATTGTGCATATTGTCTAAGCGTTTCTGAATCTTATCAATTAGGGATTTATCGGCATCTGTAATGATGTTTCCGCTGATCTCTTGCCTGTCTATTGGCTTCTCTCCGGCTGTGTCTCTTAGATACTCCTGGGCTTTGATGTTGCCTTTTGCCGCCTGCATCACGGCAGCTGCGGTTATTGCGTCCAGTTGTGTTGCGTCCTTGTTTAGTCCATATTTGGCTATATCTTCAGTATTTGCCGGTCTTGATAGCATTATATCTATAGTCTCCGCAAAGGAGCGTCTTTGTCTGTACTTTGCTTGTAAAGCCTCGCCGCCTGCTCTTTGTATATCTTTATCTTCAGAGGTTAGAGAACGTACACAGCCACCGTGAAAAGCTTTTCTGTTTCCGCTTTCGTTCACTGTGCCATCTGGTAGACAGTTCATGTACTTATCAAAGACAGCATCAGGAAGAATATAAAAGCCTTTTTCATTCTTCGGGAATTGCTCAATATTCAGTTCTTCAAGTAGTCTTTTCTTTTCTTCTGGTGTTATCTTTGCCATAGTCTCACCAACAAATAATTAAAATCTTTTCTTTGCTTCTTTCTTTTCTGCTTCGCCGGATTTCTCCGGGGAGCGTCTGCAAGCCTTGCCGCCTCCGCTCCTGGGATTTACTCCGGCGGTTTCTGTCACCAGATCGGCGCGCCGGTCCGGGACTGCTCACTTAGAAATAACTCTTCTCTTGGTCTTGTCACCTGTTTTAGCTCTCAGGACTGCGGCGTGCTGCCGGAGTTCCGTTCTGGTGGTATCTTCCACAGTTTCTGTTTTGGAAGTCTTCGCCAGTCTTTCAAGGTGTCTTGCGGTCTTCTCGCGTTCGGCTGCGTTGGTTCCGGTGCCTAAACGTGCATTGTCTCCGCGCTTCTCTGCGACCTGGACAGTTCTGCCACTTTTCAGTTTGGCTTCCGTGTTCGGATTCTTCACACGTTCCACCACTTTGTGCAGGCCTTTATATTCCTTTTCATCGCTGTATCCTTTGGGCATTGTCTTTTTGTCCTCCTGGAATAGAAAAAGCGGAAAGCTTTTTATGCCTTCCGCTACTATTTGACATTATCATTTTACTATAAAAACAGCGTAAAATCAAGTTTTATTGCTTGTTTCCTGTGTTTCTGTAGATCTCTTGTTAATACCGTTTTGCTACTATTCTTTTATTTTCTTGCGTATCTTGCGCATTATGCACTCTGCACAAAAACCGCTCTCACATTTTGGTGATTATTACCGCTTGACGTCTTGCGCAAGATGGCTGTATGATTGAACCATCGAAAGACACCACACCACAGCCGCAAGGCAGAAAGGATAAAACACCATGAGAAAATACTTCAACGATTGCAGAACAGAGGAACAGGTTAAAGCAAGATTCACAGAATTAGCAAAGAAGTTTCATCCTGATAACGGCGGCGATGCGGAACAGTTCAAAGCCATGATGAACGAATACAAAGAAGCGTTCAAACAGTACAAAGGGATCCACGAAGACAGCAAGGGCAACACCTACACGAAAGAAACCAACTACAGCGCAGAAGACTTCGCAGATATCATCGAGAAGATAATCCACTTCGAAGGCGTGAAAATAGAAATCATCGGCTCCTGGATCTGGGTCAGCGGAAACACTTACAACTACAGAGAACAGCTTAAGAATGAGAAGTTCTTCTTCTCCAAGAGCAAAAAAGCCTGGTACAACAACGGCGCAGAACGTAAGAGCTTCAGAAAAGGACACTTCACAATGGACCAGCTTCGCCAGAGATGGGGAACGGAAGAAGTCGAAACGGTCGCACAGGAAAAGCTTACAGCCTAATAACAAAACCGGCCCGGCGGTTAATCCGGGACCTTAATGCAGCCGCAGCCGGTGACAAGCCCGGAAAGATGCAGAGTCAAGGACTAACACCACACCAAAGAAAAGGAGAAAAACACCATGTCGAGTTTCGTTATCAGTAAGAAAGAATATATCAAAGCTGCCGGGATCGTGGCAGGGATCGCAGAAGGCTTCGGTTATGGTTTTAATAAGTTTTATTTCTGGGATTATGAAACAAAGCGGAACAGCACCGCAGAAGACTTCTACAGAAACTTCTCAGAATTTCACAAAATGAACGCATTAAGCGTACAAGAACAATATAACGATGATACCGCAGAACTCAACAACGAAGAATATTTAGACACCTTCGGAGAGTATATGCGGAAGGGAAGAAAAGCCACAGCAGCACCGGAAGAACTCAAAAAGTATTTTCTTAATCTCCGCAGCTTCTTCCGCTCCTGTGAATACCAGACAGAAAAAGAGGCTTATTTCTGGAAAATGAAAATGTATTTCAACGAACTTCTAAACGCTATAGTTGGTTATGTTCTACCAAGTGAAGTTGATTCCTGGGGAACACTGGAACTCTAAAAAGAAAGGGCCGGGAGAAAATCTCGGTCCTTATTTATTTCAAACTCTCTTCTATTACTTTTCTCAGCCATTCAGATTTTGAGATCCCGGCTTCTTGTGCTGCCTGTTCGATTCTTTCCTTTGTTCCCTTCGGCATCACGAAGTTTATTCTATCTTGTTTTTCTACCCATCTTTGTTGGCGTTTGTTTCTAAGTTCCTTCTGTTCCTCTGTCATAATTCTTAACCTCCTGGACATAACTATATCAAATATATGTATCTTGCGCATTATGCATCATGCACAAAATGTCTTGCGCAAGTTTGTGCATTATTCCCACTTGCGTCTTGCGCAAGATGGCGATATGATTAGCTCAACAACAAACGAACACCGCACCAAACGAAAGGACAGAACACCATGAAGAAAAAAGACCTCGCGAAGATCGTAGCGCAGAAGATGCAGAAAATACGACCTGACCTGGATGTAGAAAGAACAGCAAGAGTATTACAGAAAATGACAACAAGGGAATTAGAAATCTTAGTAAAGAAAAACTAATCACACTGCAAGAAAGGAAAAAGCCATGAAGACATACAAAGAGACGAAAGAAGCCATGAAGGCCCTGGTAATTAGAAAAGGACTAAAGAACATAATAAACGCCGATCTAAACGAACTAAGAGCCGAAGGGCACAACACAACGAACGTACAGAACGCATTAAACTACTTCCAGTTTTCACCACAAGCAGCCAAATACAGATAAGTCCTCTGAAGAGTCTTTGAAAATTAAGACGAAACCGGCGAAAAGCCGGTCAGGACCACACCACCACACCAAAGAAAGGAAAACACCATGAAAGAAAAGAATGTAAGATATAGCATAGAAACCGGATTCATGGGAAAGTACAGGATCTGCAAAAAGTACACCGCCGAATACGAAGACTGCTCAATAAACTATAAGGCGTATCTGCACAGCTGCTATAAAGGGAAATACAAGTGGTACACAGACCACACATGGGCGCAGGACTACACCTTAGAAACCGCAGAAAAGCACCTGGAAGCACTCAGAAAGGCAAGAAGAAATGAAACCAGAAAGAATCACTGAAATCCTTCGGCAGCACTCGCAAGATTATAAAATCAAAGACGGACGCATTTACGGAATAGCCTACTGGAAAGACCTAATCACCGGCGAAGAAGGAACAGAAGAAACAGACCTGACAGACTACAACAAGAAACAGCTTTATCACTGGTTAGGATATTAAACAAACCCCCGGAAGCATTCAAGCTCCGGGGATTTTTGCGTACAAAATAATTTTCTGGATCCGCTTTTCTATGGCTCTCTTTGTCTTGCTTGAGATTGATGCTATCTCTTTACTTGATACACCATGTATAAAATGTGCTGTGGCTGTCCCTGAGAGCCTCGGAGACAGTGTGCTAATAGATTGCACTATCTCACGTTTAAAGCGGCTTGCAGCGTCTTCTAAGGCTTCTATTTCGCGTTCTGCGCTGCGTATGGTAATAATAGCTCTCTCGACTTTGGAATCATTGCCGGATTGCTGAATATCTCCTCCGCTTCCTGGCGTTACCTTCTCCGCATTACTCCGCGCGGCTCTCTGGATCTCGCGCAGCTCCTCAATTCTGTCTATACATACTCTGTATCTTTCAAGCCATTGTTTCCGCTCTTCGTAGGTCATAATACACCTCACGCAAATGATAATTGACCGGCTGCCGGTTTGATGTTTAGCAGCGGCTGCCTCTCTCCTACTCGCAAATATGCGCAATTCGCATTTACTAAGGCTTCAGCCATTACCGGCACCACACTATTACCTATCCGCTTTACCTGTTCACTTATAGGGCATTTCTTCCAGTGGTAGTACCTGTCTATGATGTAATCAGCCGGGAAGCCCTGCATGAGTTTTAATTCTTCCGGCTTCAGCATCCGCAGAAAAATATCTGTGATCGCGTACTCTTCACCGGCAAGAGTGACAAGGCCGAAACGGTCTTTTGTTGTGATCGTTCCCAAAGGTTTGTTTAATTCCTGTCCGCAGCCTGTGCCGTAATACTTCACCAGGAACGCAGAAACAAGTCCGAAATGTCCCGGAGAGGTTGTGATCGTGTGCAACGGTTCCGCGCAGCTTTGCCCTATTCCGGTTTTGTAAAACTTAGATATAAACGCAGTTACAAGGCCGTAACGGTTTGAAGTGTCTATAGTTTTAAGCGGTTCCGTTAAAGTCTGTCCGCGACTGTCTCCACGCTTCTGTTCTGCGTGATACTGGATTATAAAAGCTGCTGCACGTTTATCTTTGACTATATAAGGCTTTGGATTATTGATTATATATTTATCTATGCCGTTTGCTATTCTCCGCATGGTAGCATCCGCAAGCGGTTTTTCTCTGTCAAAGATGGAGCGTCCCAGATCGGACCAGTCTATATAATCTCCGCACTGTTTCCAGTTCTCACGGCTACAAGTTGGTGCAGGCCATACTATAGGCCGGTTGTCGCGTCTGAATACCGCATACCACCGTTTCCGTGTTGTTGGTGCGCCATAGTCAGCTGCGACAAGTTCGCGACTGTCGAAAGCATAGCCTAACCCCTGCATAGCTGCGATAAACTTTTTATAGTCTTCTCCCCTGCGCTCCTGGATCGGATGCCCGGACTCGTCAAGCGGTCCCCAGTCCTGTATCTCTTCCACGTTCTCCATGATTACTACATCGGGCAAAATATCTTTTGCGTGTTTATATACCGCCCACGGAAGGATTCTTAGTCCGCTGTTTCTCGGCTGTCCTCCCTTGGCTTTGCTGTGGCTTGTGCAGTCAGGAGAGGCCCACATAAGAGCAACGTGCCGCCCTTTAACGTACTTTTGCAGATCTACCGCGAAAATATCTTCTGTCAGGTGCTTGGTGTGCGGATGGTTGGTCTTGTGCATCATGATAGCTGCCGGATCGTGGTTTATTGCTATATCTACCGGCCGCCCTAATGCCATTTCTATACCCACGGAAGCACCACCACCGCCTGCAAAACAGTCTATGATTAAATCATTCATACTCTCTTAAACCTCGCGCATCTTTTTCTGGTCGGCTGAAACTCGTCATAATAAGCGCAGTATTCAACGCTTTTGTTCTTCCTGTAGTGAAAGCACTTCGGGCATTCGCTCTGGATCCGCTTAACATTTCGCGTATTTATAATGCTGCTCATTGATACGCCGGTTTTCATTCCTCCCACTCCTCGCAAAAATCACTGTCTGTTATCATCTCTGTAAAGTATTCCGAATCCGGGCAAGTACACGTTTTGCCTATGTAGTACCGGCAATATGCGCAAATTGTCGGTCTTGGCATTATGCTTCTATCCTTAAGTGTCATGCTCCACTCTCTCAATCTCTGCGTTTAAATGTTCCAGATCGCATATAAAAGCAAGGTTACAAACCAGGTGATACAAGTGCGGAAGTCCGCTCTCTTCGTCCACTCCGTGTGGGTCATCCAGGTACCGCAGAAAGTGCCGGAAAGCAGCTTCTCTGTATCGCTCAATTTCTACCTGTCTCCAGTTATTCACGCCACCTTCCGGATACTTCCGGCAGCCATACTCGCGGACCTCTGCTATATCCCACATAATCCGCATTGGGACTAATGTTAAACGTGGTTTGCCTGCGTCCGCTTTTGCAGTCTGGTTATACTGTGCGCAGTATTGTGTATTCATTACACCTCCTCAATCAGCCGGAGCAGCTCCTGTTCGCCTATTCTTCTTCCGGCTTCTTCCACATCCAGGACTACAGCTTCGCTGTCTAAATCCGCTGTTATTCCTTGCGCATATCCGGCATCAAATGCCTGTTGTGCAAGGTTCGCAAGGTATCGAAACAGCTGCTCTCCGTCCATCCTCTGGATCTTTCGCCTCTGTTCTCGCGGTACTGTCATTCTGCCCCCTATCTGCTCAGAATCGAAAACTTAAACCAGTCCGGCAAATCACTCACAGCAACGCAATAGTCTATGTATAAGCTGAGTGCGATAACGGCCAGTATTAGCAATACCTTCCAACCATCACCCTTCATTCTGTCCTCCTGTCAGTCCGTTCTCCTTGGCTGCCTCTCTCAAAACGTAATCTTCCAATTTGTGCAGCATTTCATTAACCAGAACGCTCCGCTGTACTCCATTTTCTTTGAGTTGGACATAGGACACTTTAATGGGTGGACTCATTTGAACCTTACTCCCATCTGGACAAACCCACTCATGCGAGAGCGTCAATGTATACAGCTCATGTGACATTGTATTCATCCTGTCCTCCTCTCACAGATCATCACCACCTACTTTGTGGTATCGAATTGCGTACTTCAGTCCTTCTATCATGCCGCTGTCCCTTGACATTTGGTCGTGCAGATAGCGGATATGTGCCATAGCTTCTTCAAGTTCTTTTTTGTTCGGTACAACCTGCGGTTCGATGGTAGGCTGTCGTTCAATCACTTCATATAACGTTCTTCTGTCTTCACCATCTTCAAGTATGACATTGTGCATTTCGGCAATCAGCGCATCCGCATCAATTAGTCTCATTCCATCCCCCTTATATATGCGCCACTGATAAAACCGTTAAGCCATATTGTTGCGTCTTCTTCTGAAAGTTGCGGCTGTACGGATGGCACATCTTCCAGTATTCCGATGATAGCGGCTTTGTCATACGTTCCGCTGAATCCGTTTGGACAATCTGGCATCCCGTTGACAGCATCTATTGCCGCCTGCCTGCTGATTAAATCGTGCGTTTCCGTGCGTTCGCAATCGCACGAGTGCGTTTCCGTGTGTTCTGGCTGTGCGGATGGGAGTTTGTTCAAGGCTTTTATTCCGTCAGTCAAACCCATGTTGTACTGCTTGAAATAATCCGTCTGAGTATAACCGTACTTGTATACTGCGCTGTATGTTTTTTCTCTTTCAAGCGCGTCAATCGCATCCTCAAGATATATCAGCCTTTTCATCGTCCTCGCACCTCTCATCCGCTTCTGCCGAGCATCTCATTGCCGTTGCGTACTCGCAAGTATATGGACAATCCTGCCATGTCAATATCCTTCCGTAGTGCCTTTGGACATAAATTTTGATTTGACAATTTCCGCACCAATGTTTGTATTCACCCATCTCGTCTCTCCCCTCTGCTACAGTATTCCTCAGCTCGTGTGTACCAGTTTACGTTGATTCCAAATCCGCAATGGTGATAGTCTGGAGCGGCTGTACTGGTTGGGAACTTGTCCCAGAACTTGCAGTCTTTGCACCGAATCAGCACTCCGTGATTATCGCTGTACTGAAAATCCTCGCCGTCCACAATGTAGTCGATTATCATCTCAACGTGCTTCATCTCGTCTCTCCCCATAACTGCAATAGTCATCACTCGATGTATCAATCTTAAAGCGGAACATGCCATCGTCATCCCAGTACTCTCGGCGGCAACATCCCCATTTTTTATCCGGGTATTCGTGCCAGTCCTTGCAGTCTTTGCACCGCACCACGTTGACCAGATCCAGGTTCTCGTTCTGCTTTGGACTCTGTAAATCACTCATTATCTCTTCGTGGCTCATCTTTTGCCTCCGTAAAATTCGTGCTGCTATAGGGCTTGCGTTTAAATATCTCGTTTACGTTCGACACCTTCGGAACTCGCTTTGATGCGTCATGCGCATTTTTATAGCGCAAATATGACCGGTTACACTCTGCTTTGCTCACTTCAAATCATCCCCCATAATCCTGGCAAACATCGTTTTGCAGTCTGCATGGATCTTCCGCACCTCGGAAAGTGCCTCCGGCAATGTGTAATCTTTTTCTGACAGTTTATCGTGCTGAAGTGCTACCATTGCCGCATATAAAGCACCATCCAGTGTGGAGTAATAGCCGACAATGTTTTGCGTTTCCTTGCCCTGGTTCTTTCCCTTCTCAGATATCCCAAACTTGACCAGAGAATAGTCATTTGCAGATACCTCGATTCCGTAATACTGGTTCAATCTAATCATTGCTCTCATACCTCAATTCCCATCGCCTCGCAGTATGCCAACGCTGCTTTCATTTTTCGGTATCTCTCGCGATCCTTCTTCCTCAGTTCCTCGCGATGCTTCTCCTTGTACCGTCTGTTTTGTTCCTGTACGTTTCCTTTTGGATTCGTTAGCGGCTTATCATACACACACTCCGGCAACGGACAGTTTAAGCATCCGGCTTGTGGGCATTTCGCCATCTTTTTTCCCTCCGTCTTGCGTTTATTTCTTCTCTGTGTTCCTCCCGGTATTTCCTGTTCTTCTCGATTATCCTTTCCCGATTAGCCTCATAGTATTTTTTGTGATGGAGCTTGCTCTGCTCGTTATACGCTTTTCTGTGTCTGTCTTTGCACTTTTTGTCTGTGATGCGCTTGCGCTCTTTGACCTCTGGCCGCCGCCGGTATTCCTTCAGCTGCTCCTTGTGTGTCTCGCGATACTTCCGGCAAGCCTTCCGGCTGATAATCAGCCTCTTGATGTGCTTTTCGCTTAAGTCTTCCGGCAAATTGCCATATCTATCGACCAGGCACTCAGGATACGGACACTCAAGACAGCATTTAGGATTCTTGATCCCCTCGCACTTCATAAATCACCCTGTTCAGATACTCCGATAATGATTCATCTCTCCTTGATGGTGTCTCCGTAGTGCGGAACCGGAAGCCGCACATCCGGCAGCATCTCGTCCGCACTATTGAGTTGTAACCGCCTTTTCTTGTTTCAAGGACCTTTGTTTCTTTACTTCCGCACTTTGGACACTTCATTCTGTCCCCCATAACAGGAATACGGCTTTCTGGTGAATATCTCGCTTACTCTCGGCTTGTCTCCGCTTTTGATAATCGCCTGTTTAGCACCCAACTTTTTGTGATAGTGGTAATAGGGATTATCAGCATAAAGGCGTTGTCTCATTTCCTCGGTCATGCCTCACCTCACACGAACGGTAATTCTGCGTCTCCGTCCTCAACTGCAATAAAACCGTTGATTAAGTTCTCTGAGCCTCGTAAAGACGCATTTCTATCGCCGGTGGTAAAACTATCGACCGCACCCTGTTTAGGCTCTGTATGGGACTCAGAGACTGCCTGTTGGCTTTGTTTTGACTCTGCGAACTCATGACTATTCACTACAACATCCGTTGTGTAGATTTTCTGGCCGTCTTTGTTGGTATAGCTGCCGGTCTGGATCCGTCCCTCTACAACAATCTTTGTCCCCTGGTGCAGATACATCTCTGCAAAATCTGCCGACCGTCCGAAGCAGACACAAGAAATAAAATCTGCCTCTTTCTCTTTTGTTCTCCTGTCAACGGCTAATGTGTACCGCGCGACCTTCGTTTCGCCTCTGGTTGCTACCTGTGGATCTTTGGTGAGTCTCCCCATCAAAAGCACTGTATTCATTTACTCGCCTCCTTCGTAAGTTTCGTTAAGTCCTCTACTGCTTCTCCATGCCCTGACCGCAAGCTCCGACCATGTATAAGTTCCCTTGTTTGTGATCGCTATAAACGGATAACCTCGAATAACCCTTACGCCGCCCATAACCTCAAGAGTGCTGCCGTCTGGATGCCTGTCTCTGTATCGCCGCACATCGTCAACGCTGATGGCCTCCATCATTCTGCGGTCATAGCGGACCGGCAAATCACTTACGCCCATAATTGCCAGGTCACTTCGCACACTCTGCACGGATACTCCTAACAATTCGGCTATTCCGTCTATCACCAGTCCGTTTGTGTACATCTGCAAAACCTTTTTCCTTCGTTCGGCTATAGTCATTTCAGCTCCATTTGCTATAGACAAGCTTTTTCTTGTCCCATCCGGGATAAATGTTCCTCAGGTACTCTTCAGCTGCTTCCAGATACACCGGTCTATCAATCGTGTTGTCCATCCTGTAGTGACAGTCCGGGCAAGCTGTGATTATGTTTTCCTCAACTCCCAGACCGCCGTGACTTCGTGGAATAAAATGCGCATTAGGTAAACCGCTGTAAGATCCGCAAAATATGCACCGGCTGCCATCTCTGGCATATACAATGTGTTTTACTTCTTGCGATATATCGCAGGCTTTCGACCTCTTGCTCTTAAACCTCATGCTCTTAGTGCTGCCCTTATCAGCTCCGAATTTTCTGCTATTGCCTTCTGACTCCGTATGGATATGTCAGGAATCTTTACCGGCACCGCCATCTCATAAAGCCTTGAAACAATACGGTCATCCTTCGAAGCGTTGTCCATAGTCACGTTAGAAGTAAATATCGTCATCTTCCGTCCGTTGTACCTTGAGTTGATAAGGTCATAGACCATTTCCCTGATGTTATCGACCGTATCCGACTGCGCTCCCAGGTCATCAATGATTAGCACCGTGCAGCTCTTGTACTGTGACAAGTCCTCTTTGTTGAATCGCCTCTGCACATACTCCGTGATGGGAATAAACTTTGTCTGAATTCCTCTTGCTGCGATCTCATTTCCGATCAGGCACGAAAGCATCGTCTTTCCGCTTCCTCTGGTCTTTGAAAAAAGATACAGTCCTTTTGCAGCATTCAAGTAAACATCAAGGCCGAAAAGAAAAGCCTCCACCTGTTTCTGCTCTTTGTGCGTATCGACCGGATACAAAGACCAGTTAAAGTCTTTTAAGGTCTTGTCCAGATACGCGACCGGCATTCCAGTGTGTTTGATAATCCCGGAATAGTCTTCCTGACTCGGATAGAAATAATCTTGCAAGTAATACTTCTTCTCCTCGGTTGAGTATTCCGGCACACTGTAAGTGACCAGTTCACCGGTCCCCAGGTCTTCGACCTTCTCCACAATTACCTCAAGCTGTGACTTGTCCTGTAGTTGGATTGTTTCCCTCGTTCCTAAGGTCCTCATCTACTTCCCTCATCAAACGTGTGTAGTAGTCTTCTTCTGCCGGTTGCAGCTTGTCCTCTTCCTTCAGCGGATATACCGTCTTCCATCCGTGTTCTATTGCCACCTCAAGCATCAGCACCTGTTCCTTTGGATCTGCTGACAACTTCCGCAGCCGTTTAACTAATATCTGCACTGCGTTATCAGTCATCGGACTTTTAATAGCCTTGCGATGCTCTCGAAAAGCTTTCAAAGCTTCGTTTAGTTCTGGGTTATCCGTAAAGGGGACTATAGGGGTTTTAATATCCTTCTTTGAATTCTTTTCATTCTTTGAATTCTTGTTTGTGGTTGAGCAGTGTTCTGGGACTGTTCCATTCAGTGTTCCGTTTAGTGTTCCGTTTCCGTTATCCGAACCTTGAAATTTCTCATAATTAGCAATGGTTATCAGCGTTCTGCGACTGTTCGCGTCTCTGTCTATCATTCCATCCTCTTCTAACGCTCGAAGAAATTTCAGTGTCTTCTGGTTTCCCCATCTCCATCTGTCTGCTAATTTGCGTACACTGGTTATCCACTGACCGCGCTTCACAACTATCAGCTGCCCATCAAACATGGTTTTGTGATCGTCATGGTTTGCAGACATTAGAAGGTCTATCCAGGCTGAGCGTTCATCAAACGGCCCGGGCAGCTCCCACACCCAACAGTCTTGGATTTGCCTATAAAGTTTGATGTACCCCTGTTTGCTCATTCCATGCTCCGTACATATCCATGAAGTCTTCCAGACTAAGAGTTACAAGCCACCCTTCCCTTGCTTTGTGGTGGAAGACAACCGGCGTTCCGTCCTGTCGCTTCTGTGCTTCTTCTACGGCTTGCTTGTATGCCTTCCGAAGGTTCAGATGTTCTACCGCCTTGCACTCGATGTGGATACCAGGGAGGCCTATTACATCGCTTTCGTGCTGAAACACATAACCGCGCCGCACTCCGTATCCGTAGAAGTCTCGGAGAATGTGCATAAGCTCAAGCTCATACCGCTTTCCCTTCTCCCTGCTCGCCTTTGCTTTCTTGCTGTCCATGACTTAATACCCCTTCAATAGCTGTGTTCATTACCAGTCTGAAATCATCGTCCTTGTATTCCGGGTAGCTGCTCAGCTCAAACCACAGCAGAATCAAGCATTCCCTCAGTCTTTCAAGTAGCTTCTGATCGTAATCGCTCATAGTTTCAACTCCTGTTGTTCTGTCTTTGCATGGTTCATTTCGTCTGTTTCAATCGCCTTCCGCTTCTTGTCCCACATTCCCAGAAGGATCTTTATCTGTCCCGGACTCATAGTCTCAATCCCCTGGGCTTTGCACTCTGTCACCGTTCCATCAATGAGTTTTGACATCTCAGCGGTATCGTAGGTACTGGATCCACGGTAAACGCGATACCAGTAAGCACCGTCTGTCCCGACCTTGATTAGCCATGTGTGGAGATACTCGGCTTGATACATCTCTTCCGGCGGCACGTTTGTTTTTATTACCGCTTGCTGCCCTTCCAGATAAAGGACCTGACCGTATGCAGCTATCAGATGGTTTTTACATTCAGCCATTGATATCTGCATTGCCTGCCGCAGTTTGTCGCAGAGGACATGAAAATAACTGTTAGCCGACAGGCTCCGCTTTTCTCTGTGTTCCTCAAAAGTGATCTCAAGGTCTTTGTTCTGGTACTTCTCGACATCCTCCGGGGCGGCAGCCATTTCAAAAGCAACTACCGCCCTCTTCGATGGAAAGGAGATGGATATAGATTTAATGCTTCCCTGTGTTTGCACGTTTCTTCTCCATGATTTCCTTCTGCTTCTGGATTAAAGACGAAGCCTCCCGGAATTGCTCCTCGGTCATGTCTCCAATGCTCTGGAGTCCGAATTTCTCAAGAATCTTTTCCAGTGGGATACCGGCGTTCTGTGCAGCCGTACTGATCGCGCCCATTTTCACAGTGTCGATTTTCTGTGCCGCTATCTTCTGTGTCTTCTTCAGATCGTTGACGGCCTCTTTGCCCTGGTATTCGTTCGTGTCTGCGTCTTTGTTGTCATCAATAAGAAACAGACCGTTTAATGCGTATTTACGCGCATAGGAAGAAGCTGTGCCGGTTATCTGTGAATCATCCATGCCCTTCTTTGATAGCGGCTCCCTTGCGTATGCCTGAGTTGCCCAGGTATCACCGTTGGACAGGAGAAGCCTCGCCTCCGCTTTGATGTAATAGCGGTCCCCGATCTGCTCGATGTAGTCTGTCACAGTAAGGGAAGCATCATACTTTGCCAGAATCGGCTTTACGGCTTCCAAAATGTCTTCACAGCTTCTGTAGTTGTAGCCGCCGAAACTGTTTCTCTGGTTCTTAGGAGCCTTCAGCTCCGTCTGGATCTTTACTAAATCACTCATTCTTCGTCTCCCTTCGGCTTCGTGAATTCGAAGTCATCCCATCCGAACACATCGCAGAGAGTCTGGATATCAATAGCCGAACACGCCTTCCTGACATCCGGCTTGTGGCTAAACCACTCTCTCTTCGCGATCCGGTGCAGCACTTCAATCTGTGTCAGTGCGTCCTCTCGAAAGTACTCCACGCAGATGTTCTCGCAGTCTTCGCAGTCTTCATCGCACTTGGAAAAGGGAAGGTCATCTTCCGTCATCAGCTGAAGGTCATCAATTACGCCATTGATAATGTCTTTGTTTGTCATCCGTGATACTCCTTAAAGTGAATACAGTTTTCGTGATAGTGTTCTTCGTTTATGACTGTGTACCAGTCCCCCGGATAGATCGGCTCTCCGCAGATACCACAGACCGGATATTCTTCTGCTTCTCTCTCCATCTCCAGGTCATGCATTGCTGCGTCATGTATAGGGTCATCCGTCCACATTTTCTTCACCCATCTGTTTGAGGATTTCTTCCATCTGCCGGATAGCGGACTGGATCTCATTGATTTTGTTTTCCGGGGAATTGGCACCGGCTTTCTGGTTTTCAACGATGTTCTTTACGTTTGCGTAGAACGCAGAAAAAATAATGTGTTTCATCGGAAGTCCTCCCTTGAAGTGAAATAGATAATGGTTGCACCGGCGGCAAGCAGGGCAATGGGATACAGAAGATTTTCACTGTCCATTGCCGAGCCGCCTAAAAAGAAGAGGAAAACACCTACAAAGCGCATGACAGATTGAAGTACCGCGCTGAGTATGCTAAAATAATTATTGGTGTGGTGGGGCCTTGCAGTTAACATGGTGTGCTGTGGGGCCTTCACTTTTTCTCTCATCATCTGCCTCCTTTTACGATCTCTACGATTTGCTCGTCTGTGTAGTGACATATCCTTATCAGTTGCCTCAGTTCCTCTAACTTAAGTTCCTCTGGTCTTTTCAGCCGGTTGTAGAAAGTTGTCTTTCCTATCCGGCTTTTTTTCTGGATCTCTGCCGGTTCGTAGCCGGTGTTAACCTTCGCGTAACCGATCAGACTATCCGCAGTTGTGTCTACCCTCATTTCCCTCCTTTCTACATGAATTTAATTCATGTTATTGGGCAAAAAAATATCCCCTATTGTGACTCCAAAGTAATCTGCAACCGCCATTACTTTGCTGACAGCCACGTTAGAGATATCCTTTTCCCAGGCATTGTAGGTCTGGACTGAGATCCCCAGATCCTCTGCCGCCTTTGCCTGAGTTACGTTCTTTCTTGCTCTCAGTTCTTTAAGCGTAAACTGCAATGCCGCACCTCCTTTCCACATGATTTTCTTTCATGTTCCTATACAAACTATAAAGGCACGGCTCTAAGCTGTCAATAGCTAAATTGAATATTTTTCTTGTTTGTTAGATATTTCTGACACTTTGTATTGAAATGTATTCAAGTCTACTTTAATATTAAAGCAAAGGGGGGATAGAGCTATGACGCTTTCAAAAAATATACGGTTCTTAAGAAGAAAAAGGGAAATGTCGCAAGAGCAGCTTGCCGATTTGTTAGGCTACAAGTCCTATACAACCATACAAAAATGGGAGTCTGGCGTATCTGAGCCGCCCATTAAGGTGCTTCAAAAAATAGCTGAGATATTCCATGTGGATATCAATGACCTTGCATCAAAAGACTTAGAACATCCAGAAGTCCAGTTTTTGGGACAGCATCCTGAGTATTATTACGATGAAGATGCAAGAGAGCTTGCGGAATTCCTGTATAACAATCCGGCTTATAAGACTCTTTTTGATGCATCAAGGAAGGTTAAACCGGAAGACCTGGAATTCGTGCGGCAAATGATTGAACGCATGGGAGGCTCAGATTGATTACTACTTTTGTTTGTCCGATGCCCGGAAGAATCAGAAGTTACACAGTAAGAAAAGATGGATTCTACACAATCGTTGTAAATGAAAACTTATGTGAGGAGGCGAGGCTGAAAGCGTTTAAACATGAAATGGACCACATTAATAACGGAGACTTTGATAAAAGCTGCTCAGCGGATTTAATCGAGATCCGCGCTCATGGAGGCACAATATGATTACACAGACTGCAAAAGATATTTGTTTCTCCGGCGTTTACAACATTGTAATTAACATTGCAGTGTTCGCAATGTTCTTCGCAATGTATATACAAGTACTGTCTTCTATCTGGTCTGTTATCGACCACTTCGTCAGGGGAAACAAGATTAGAAACGATTTAATCATCCCGGAAAAATGGTTCGGAATGTACTTTATGGGATATCTTCTGTACTGTCTCGCACAGCGTCACAGCTCATGGAATATCTTTGCTGCTCTGCCTGTCTACATCGGCATAATATCTCTGTTCTGGACTGCATACGAAAGATGGGGAAAGAAAGATGGGAAGACCGCGAGTAATTAAACCAAAGCTGCTCCCTTCTGGGAATTATCGTGTTCAGCTGTATTTAGGCAAGGACGAGAACGGAAAGCCGCTCAGAGTATCATTTACAGATCCAGATGAGAAACATGTTTCTGCTCTTGCTTCTCAGTACCTGGATGAACACAGAGATGATGCTATTGAAGCAGGCACGTTCCTTGACGCTATGAATACCTTTCTCACGTCCAGGAAGCCTGTTCTAAGCCCTTCAACCATGAGAGCCTATATAACTATCTCAAACACCCTTAAAAGCGATTACAAAGCCTTCTGCGGCAAGAATATGCGTACCATTAAGGGCAGCGATATTCAGAACGTTATAAATGATTTGTTACTGGAACACGAGAACCGGCACAGGCTACAGAAGGGAACAAAGAAATTATCTCCAAACACAGTCAGAAACTATGCCGGTTTTATTTCTGCTGTCTTCCGCTCCCAGGGAATCAATATGCCGGTTGTGAAACTACCGACAAAGGAAAGACCAAAGCTGAACGTGCCGGACGAACACACAGTAAAAGAGATCGTTGCCGCTGCCAAAGGGACAGACTTAGAGATTCCGATACAGCTTGCTGCATTTGGTCCGCTTCGCCGTGGGGAAATATGCGCTCTGACTACAAAAGATATAAAAGGGAACGTGGTTCATGTGTCTAAGGATATGGTTGTGGACAGGGACGGAGTATGGCATATAAAAACTCCAAAGACATATTCTTCTAACAGATTTGTCGAGATGCCGCCAAAGGTTATTAAGGCAATAAAGAAACAGGGATACGTTACGAAGCTGACACCCAAGCAACTATCAGATAAGTTTGATGATCTCTTGAAGGGATTAGATATAGAGGGAGTGCGCTTTCACGATCTGCGGCACTTCTGCGTGTCTTATCTTCACTCACAGGGAGTGCCGGATGCCTATATCATGAAGCGTGGTGGTTGGTCTACAGATTCAACTCTTAAATCTGTTTACAGACATACTCTCGCGGACCAGGATAAAAAGCAGACAGAAATAGCCATTGAGAAATTCAACTCTTTTTTATAATGCCATTTCGTGTGAAATACTCGTGTGAAATACTCGTCCAAAATGGCGGTTTTTAGTTCGAAATCCCGAAATGCAATTCAGAATTGTACAGTTTAAATAGTGCCTGGAAACCGCAGTAAATAAGCGTTTTTCCAGTAAGAAAGGGAGATACAATTGTATCTCCCCTTCCAGTCGGAGTGACGTGATTTGAAAACTTTCTAAATCTTTGGGAGTCCGCTTATTTACTGGTGATTCACAGTGCGTGTGAATATCCGTGTGAATTATTGGTAAGGGTTAGACCAGTTGCTCCGCGCCATCGCGTTAAAGTATCCGGCCTTCTGTTTCTTCGAGTAATTCGATTCATCCAGATATCCTGTTATCTCTCCCTTCGTCAGACTTCCGCTGTTGTCAGCATCCATCGAATGCCAGATATTAGCATATGACTCTGGTGAATAATCGGACAAGTTCGGAATACTCTGATACCTCGCAAAGGATGGTGAAGAAGTCAGGTCCCAACTAAACCCATAGTTGTTATCTGCTGTCCACTGTCCCTTGTTAGATGTTAGCGCAGATTTGTCTGGCTTTGTGTAGTGGTGTGTAGTAGTTTGTTGCGGTTTATTGCTGTTAGCTGTGGTTTCTTCTGCTGTGGATCCATATGGATTCTTTGCAGTACTAAGTTTACCAAACCAATACTCGCGGTCTGCATCTGTCAGATCCTGTCGGCTATCAAGATAAGATTTAATTTCATCTTTCTTTGTTCCGGCATTTGCTTTCAGTTCCTGGTATAGGTTGATTCCTTCTTGTCCTCTCTCATCGTAGATTGTACCTACTTTATCCGAGTAAGTAATACCTGTCGACTTGATGTTGTTGCGCTTACCAATCTCATTTATAAGACCTTCTGCGCCGCCTTCGTTATACGCTTCTTGTAACGCACGATACTGTCCTGTCAACTCAGCACCTGCTACCTCGTTTTGTGTAACCTTTTTCGCGTAATCGTATAGTGACGGAATCAACTCTGCACGTTCAGCATCATCCATATTCTGGTATGCTTCACTGTCTACAAACGCCTGAGTAAGTTCATCCTGTAGCTGTCCTTTGGTCTGCTGATAACGCGACCAGTCTTCCGGGGAAAGTTTCGCGCCATTTACTTCTGATTCTGTAGACTTGATTTCCGGGATAACACTATCATCCCCGATAGAGTCTGCCAGTCTCCGCAGTTCATTATCTCTCGCGTTGCTTGTATCATCAGAGTATGTGACCGGCGAACCTAAGTTAAATCCGAGTCTGCCCATAAATGAGCCGCCGGTATTCTCTACTTCGCGTCCCCAGACATCATAGGTCTTTTCGAGGGAAAGAGGATTGTCAATGCCTCTTGCCTCAAGAGTATCACCGAGTGCCTGGAGTCCCGGAATCTTAGTAGTCAGGTATTTACCGCTCTGCTCTACCTTCTTCGAGAGTCCGGTCTTGTCAGAGTATGTGCTTCTCTTGTACGGATCTATAGAAGTTTCTATCTTCCGTCCAAGTGTGGGCAGCATCTGGCTTGCTAAGTTGCTAACTGTTTGCGTCCCGATACTTGTCCATACATCCGCGCCGCCCTGCGCACTTCTCGCAGCCGTCAGAACATCGGACAAACCAGACAGCATCGTCATATCAGTTACGCTATCAGCAATGGCTCCAAGACCAGTGAACAGGGAGTTTATTGCGCCCTCACCCTGATTCTGTCTTGCACTCTCAAGCATAGTAGCACCAATGATAATCGGTGCAGATGCCGGAGCCAAGTCTCCGATACCGATAGACTTATTGCCGATATGGATAGACACATTACCAACGCCGGTTGCCTTGTCGAAGTTCTTTTCCTTATCAGACTTATCCGCGCCTACAGTAACAATGCCCTCATGCGCAAGTGCCGCACCGATAGCAAGAGCCGCAGTGCCGGTTGCAGTCTTCGCGATATCATCAATGAAGTCTGCCGCACTCATAGCACCCTGTCTGAATTTCGCCAGATCGGATACTAAGGTAATTGCACTCGCCGGACTGTATTGATAGATACTGGAAACGATGTTTGCCGGAGTCTTCTTAAACGGTACTGTGACATCCAGAAGAGTTCCGAACAGTCTTGTTGCACCGCTGTCTGATTCTCTCAGAGTCCTTGTAAAGTTCCCGAAGTTCTCAGCAATAGCGTTCTTTTGGTGGAATGCAGCCTCTTCAGCTTGATGAATAGCATACGCTCTCGCATTCTCCAATACCTGTTTAGATGTGTCATCTGTTGCGCTGAAGATGGAAGCATCGTGTCCGTTTGCTTTTAAATACCCTGCCAGACTGGTCTGGTATTTCGCAACCATTGACATTTCATCTTCTGCACCGAGAGCATTTGCGTTGACATCAGATATCTTATTTAAGGCTTTTCCGATAGCTGTATCATCGCTCCATGTCTTCCGGGCCTTTTCGATAGCGTCTCCGACATCGTAGTACTTATTGCCGGATATCTGCCGATATGCGTTATCTAATGCGTCCTGTCTCGCCGCTTTTACAAGGTCTGCGTCAGCTGCGGTCAGGAAGGATTTAGTCCGCTCAATTCCTTCGCCGCCAATCGCCCTACTGGCATAATCTGCCGCCTGTTCGATAGCAGCCGCAACATTATTCTTGATGCCGACTAAACCGCCAAAAGTAAGGTTGCCGTTCATGTTCCTAATGTGCGTTGTGGGATTAGCAAGCATCATCATATAACGCCACTGGTCAAACTTATCTTTGAAGCCTTTACCGGCTCCAAGGTCATTAGCCAGAAGCTGATATGCTCTGCTTTCCAGATTCACATAATCCTTACTGTTGAAATTGTACTGGCTTGCTTCGTCAAACAGCTTTTCTACTGCATCAATCGTATCTGCCTTAACTCCCATACTCCCGGAAGAAGCAAAGAAGTCTAAGTGCTTTGTAATATCCGCAGTCTGCCGGTCCATAAGGATCTTGTCCACAGCATCCATGCTGAGTCCGCGAAGTGCCTTTTGTGTCTGTTTGCTCTCTCCTTTCAGCATCTTTTGAATAGCATCAGTGAAGTCTGCACGGAGTGCAGTTTTCGCGCCTTCATCTGTGCCGTTCATGATCGCTTCTGCGTTGTGGTCCGTCAGATACTTTGCCAGTTTCTGGGACAGGTCTTCAATGCCGCTCTGAGCTTTTCCGTGCTGCTTAACAAACTTATCCACAGCATCAGACATCATATCCATAGACTTCTGGACTGCGCCTTGTGCAGTCCTGGCATAATATCTGATAGCAGCGTTAAACTGGCCGCCTGCCGTAGCATTCTTTCTCGCCGCAAGCATGATGTTCTCAGCTTTGTTGGCATACTCTGCCGCTTGTGCTGCATTGCCTGCTGCCTTCGCTTCCTGTGCCATCTTGTTATAGGTGAAGGAAGTGGTGTACATATTGTGGAGATCCTCGCCGGACATTTCGTTCGCCTTCAAATCTCCAGTCATATAGCGGTTATAGGTTCCTTCAAGGTCATTCTGTACATTAGCCTGTGCTTGCTGTGCCAGTTGCCGTTCGTTGTCAGGATCGTACCAGAAGCCATCCCTCTTCGCATACGTTGCTTTCTCAGCATCAGAAAGTGTTTCTGTGTTCTGAAGAGTGTTATACATTCTGGACAGCCGCTTTCCTTCCGGTCCTTCTGGAATCGGTTCCGGCTGTGGTGCCGCCGGTCGCGGTTGCTCAATTCCCTGTTCTGCCATATGCACTTCATCAGCCATACGGTCAAAGTCTGCATCCGCATTTGAAGGACGGACAGAAGGAATCTCTTCCGCAGCCATTTCCTGTTGCAGCTGCCGTGCGTCAATGCTGATTGAATCCTCACCATTGTCGATAGCTTCAGCAACACTGCGGTTCATGGAAGGAATCTCTTCCGTTGCCTGATTCGCCGGTCTGGCAATATTAGGCTTATGCGGACCGAAGAGTTCTTCGATATCTCGCACATCATCTGCCGTAAGTTTCGGGATCGTATCATCCCCATATTGATTTATAAGGTCCTGATATTCCTGATAGAGATAATCTCCTCTCTTCACATAACCGTTTAAAGCCGTTTCGGGATTATGCGCAGTATAAAAATCGTTGCTGTTCTTGCTTGCCTGGCTGATAAGGTCATTAAGCTCAGTGCCGGATACCTGTGCAGATGCTTCATCAAGATTAGTAGTCAGCTGAATGCCGGAGTTCTTCATGCTCTTGTTGAGCCGCTCCAGAGTATCACTCTGTTTGCCTCTTGTAGTAAGTCTTCTGAGGTCCTCTTTCGATATAGCAACCTTCGCCACTTCGTCTTCAGACATGATACCGAAGTTCTGCCTGATTGCTTTCGCTTCGTCCGCAACTCTCGCTATTTCGTCAGGATCCACAGATTCAGACTGGAGCTTTCTCTGCACTTTAGAAATAGCATTCCTTGCATTCTTTCTCGCCTGTTCCAGTTCTGCTGTGCTTATCTCTCCGTCAGCATACCTTCTTGCAGCTTCATCCCACTCCACAGAACGCATGATAGCTTCATCCGCTCCAGGAATATCCTTATTGCCGATAGCATCGCGGACTGTGCTTGCCGTCTGAGAATTGTTGATATTATCGTAAGTCCGCAGATTCTGCGTAACTGCATCGACCGTGGAACCATCAACGCCGCTATGCTGAAGAGTCTGTTTCAAAGCGTTAGCCGCTTCATCAATGTTCTCTCCGTTTGCTAACGCATCAGATAATTGCTGCACTCCTTGCTTCGCGTAAACATCGCCGGTCTGGTTTGCAATGTCATCAAGGTTCCGCATTGCATTGCTGACATTCTCAAGCGGATTAGCAGCATTTTCCAGTTTCGGAATGTTCACAGCATCAGGCTGAACGGACTCTGTGATTCCTCTCAAAGAACCATCATTCACAATTGCCCCAGGATCTGCGCCTCTGAAAAGGGAAGGAATCTGCCCAATAACCTCGCCGCCAATGTTATACATAAGATTGGTGTTAAGGTTCTTCAGCGTATCCTGTGCCACTTCTGCCGGAGACATCCCATTCCGCAGATTCTCATACTCAGTGGGGATAGTATCCAGAGCAATATCCGCAAGTTCACCAGTAGCAAGACGCGAAGCTGCACCGGCAAGAGCCGCTCCACCGGCACTAAGTTCTCTGCCGCCAGTGATAGCAGCTTCAAGAGCCGGAGTAACTCCGAGAACTTCAAGAGCAGAATTCACACCGGCGTACTGCAACATCTTACCGCCCATAGTGCCTGCGCCGGTAATGATAGGATGCTGAGTCCGAGCCGCACCAGTCATACTCTGGTTAAACTCTTCAGCTTCTTCTGCCGTCTTTCCGCTGAGTCTGTTTATCGTGTTGCTGACTACGTTTCCTGTGAGGTCATCTAATACTCTGCCAACGCCTCTAAAGGAATCAACAAGGCCGTTAGTAAACGCAGTGACAGGATTCGTCTTCGCAGAGATAATAGACATCTTCTCAGCGGTTCCGTCTTCCAGGTCTTTAGGATCTCCAACGAAACGCCCTGCGCGAACATTCTGCCGAATGTAATCACTCGCCGCTTTCTCCGCTTCAGCCTCTTCTTCCTTTCTGATTTTGGTCGAGGGGTCTGCCCATCTGTCAATCTTGCTTCCCTGTTCCTGTCTCTGGAGTCCGGCACCGGTTGTAATATCCTTGATGGACAGTCTTCCTGTGTTATCCGGCTCTTCCGGGACAGCGTTAGGGACCTTCGCCTGCGCATTTGCCGGTTTGGCACTTAAAGCCTCTTCAATGTTTTTCTGAACCTTCGGATTGTACGCCTCTGCTTCCAGATCGGAAGGACCGAGCTTGCCTGCTTGTACCTTCGCAGTCTTCTTTGAGTCCGTTTTTGGGGACAGCTGAGAATCGACCGCTTTCTTCTGTGCCGGAGTCAGCATATCGTACATAGTCTTATCGACTTTGCCGTTCTTCTTCGCGTCCTGTACAACTAAGTCTGTAGCACGGTCAAGCTGAGCTTTTGCATCCGCTGCGCTCTGAGCCGTTTCAAGAGCCTTTTTATCCTTCTTAGTAGTATTTGCCGCCTTCGTCTCTTTAGGCTCTTCTACAATACTCTTCGTTGCTCTACGGCTGTTTCCAGAAGACACACTTCCAGAACCAATCGAAGGAACAGGCCGAGAGTTATACTGGCTCAGAATCTGCTCTGCTAAATCATCATACTGATCGCGTGTAGCCGCCTTCAGATTCTGCTGAATAGCATCCTGATAGTCAGTCCTTCCAGTCAGATTGGTATAATCAGTCTGCATCTTCGTGAATGCGTCTCTTGCCTGATTCTGTAAATCAGTATTCGATTCAAGCTGAGTGCGAAGGTTAGAGATATTCTGCTGCTGTTCCTGTGCAGTCTGTCTTCTTCCAGACTGTATCATCTGCGCAGTGTTCATATCCCTTGCCATATCATCCAGACTTCCCTGGTATGGCTGAATAGAAGGAATAGTCTGTGAAGCCGCCAGTGCCTGTTGGGCAATCTTCATGTATTCGTCATCCTGATAGGGCATTTTTTTCTCCTAAAAAAATATGTGGGGATACCCCGAAGGATATCCCCACTTTTTCATTACGCCGCTAACTGTCTGAGGATCTCAGCCAAAGTGTTCTGGTCCGTGATTCCTTGCTGTACAAGATTCTGCGCTATCTGCGCTGCACTCGCTCCGTTGTTCCGCATCAGCTCAGCCTGTGCCAGTGACCGCTGATAAAGCTGTGCGTTGTTCGTAGGAGTTGCCTGCTGTGTAGTTACCGGATTGTAGATGTTCTGGAGTTCTGCCATCGCTTTGTTGTATGCGCTCCAGTCTTCCGGGTTGTTGTACTGGACCTGATCGAAGCCGCTTGTATCAATCTGCTGCTGTGCATTAAACAGTGCCTGCTGCGCTTCCGGTGTCAGAGACTGCACCAACGCCTCCGGCGTAATGCCTGCCGAAGATGCCGCCTGATAGACCGCCTGTGCCGGACTGTAATTAAATCCGTTAGGAGCTGCTACAGACTGATAAGCCGCGAAAGGAGTTGCGCTGTAGTTCGCGCTGTTTGCCGCAGTCCTATAAGCATCATTCATGGCACCGGCATTGAAGGAAACTGAACCGCCATAGTTCGCAAGATAGTCATACATCGCATTCCTGTACGCCTGCTCCAGTGCGTTCGCCTGAGAAGTGTAGTCACCGTAGAAAGAAGTGTACGCATTCTCATTCGACATCCGCGCATTGGCAAGGTTCGTCAGGAAGTTTCTGTTGTTCTCTTCGACCTGGTTCTTGCTGTTCGTGTAGTTGCCGTAGAACGTGTTATAGTTCTCGTTGACCTGATTCCGGCTGTTCGTCAGATTCTGAAGGAAGGTCAGATAGTTGTTCTCGTTCGTGTTCCGAGCGTTCGTAATATCGCCGGTGAACGAAGTGTAATTGTCTCTTGCGTTATTGAGGGCGCTCGTTACCTGAGACAGGAAGTTTGTTCTGGTATCATTCAGATTTCCGAACATGGAAGTGTAGTTTCCACGAACATTAGTCAGCTGATCCTCAATAGCGTTCAGCAGCTGCGCTCTTTCCTTCTCAGACTGTGCCAGAGAATTAAGCCGCTCCTGTGCCATATTGGATGTATTCGTGTTGTACACGTTCTGAAGGGAAGCAATATTCCTTGCCAGAGTATCGGAGATATTATTCAGCGAAGACTGAAGAGCATTCGACATCTTCGCATTCGTAGTCTCAGAAGCACCGCCGGTCACGCCCTGTGCCGCAAGAGACTGATTGATGTTTCTGCTCTGAAGTCTGTTATTGATGTATGCGCTCTGCTGATTCTTCTCTGCATCCTGTCGTGCTTCGTTCGTCTGGTATGCCAGATTATCCGCAAGCATTCTGAGTGCTTCCTGGTATGCCTGTTCTACATATGCGTTTGCAGCTCCATAACCGGAATCAATTCTGCCGGAGTTGAGTTCATACGCCTTCTGTCCCTGAGACAGATAATCCTCGATAGCCGCAGCTGTCGCATCGTAATTTTTGTTACCCTGTGCCTTCAGAGTATTGATATCAGCAACATTAGCCTGATAGTTCTGCTTGCCGGTTGCCGCCCACTGATTGATATTTCTGGTGTTGGTGTTATAGGTGTTCTTGCCGGACACGCCAAGTCTGTCCAGATTGGCCATGTTCTCTTTCTTAGTGTTCTGTCCGACTTTCAACCATTCGGCAAGCTGTGCAAGGGAATTCTGATAAGTCTGTTTGCCCTGTCCTTCAAGGTTGTTCAGAGTGCCGACATTGTTGTTATAACCTTCGCGACCGCGATTAAAATAATCATTCAGTCTACTGGTGTTCGCACCGTACATCGCATCAAGCTGTGCCTGTAATGCCGCAGCCTGTGCTGCTGCTTGTGCGGCATAATCTACCTGTGGAGCAGACTGACCTCCGCCACCACCACTGGAATATCCCTGTGAAGCTGCATATTGCCGCCCGGACTGTACATCTTGCTGCGGAGCCGCATCATAGACTTGTCCACTCGCAGTGTGTCCTCTTCTACCTGTGGTATCAATGCCTTCTACCTGCATCTTCTTATCCTTTCTTCACATAAGTAAGTGATACCCAACCATCTACGCCGGAGAGCTTCGCCCATCCGTTTAACTCTGCTTCGAACGCAACGCAGATACCTTTCGGTAACAGGAAGTTGTGACCGCCG